TGAAATAGCAGCACCTAAAGCTAGTATGTTAGCTGGACCCATTATAGCCATTGCGCTAGCAAACCCAGTTGCCATTGTAGAAAATGCTGTGGCAATTCCTTGTGCTGCTATTGATATTGATGTTGCCAGCCCAGTTAATACTGTGGAAATACCTGTCGCCATTGCAGTAATGACTGTTGATATACCAGTCGCCAAACTACCAATTACGGAACTAAGTCCAGTGAATACTTGGGATATAATTCCAGTTGATTGGCTTGTTGACTGTGTCAAATCACTAAGTGCTGTTTTTCCCTTGCTTGCAAACAAACCAAATGGATTAAATGCTTTCAAGAAATTGAAAACTTTGAAACCACCGACTAATCCAACTAATGCGCCAGCGAATATTTTGATAACGGTTGGATCTAAATTGCCAATGAATTCAGCAATACCACCAACAGTATCAGCTATCACACTAACCACTGTACCTAATACGCTACCTAATGTTTCACCACTAATACCGATTGAACGGAATACGTGCATAACCGCTTTTCGTACGTTTTCAAATGCCGAAACAATCGCCGTAAACGCACCCGAGTTTGCGAAACCGCTAATCACACTACCAATGTAACTAATGACTTCGCCTACGTTATTACCTATCTTTTCCATAGATACGCCAGCTTTTTCAAAGGCTGTGCTTATTCCGTTTGCTACATCAGAAAACGCTTGTTTAATAGATTCAAAGTTGTCATAGTCATAAATACTTAGAAAAAATATCTTTATTTGGTCTGCCATGTTCTTGAAAACGTCAACCGCTTGTTTTGCCACGTTTACAAGGTTATCAACGTTAATCGTATCAACTGCATCAGCAATTCCCGATACCGCTTCAATACCTGCCGTTTGAAAAACCTCAAAGGCTGGCATCAATTTGTTGGCTACACCTTCACGTAGCCCTTGCACCGCTTGACCAACAGTTTTAAATTCAGTCGCCATTTTACTAAAATCAGCATTCGTACCTACGGTGGCTACTGCATCAGCAAAGTCTTGTGAACTAATTTCACCGTCTTGAATAGCCAATACTAAATCGTCTAGGCTCATGCCCATTTCCTTAGCTACTGCTGACATACCTGCTGGTGATTGCTCTAGCATCAATCTAAAATCTTGCCACTGCATTTCTGGTTTGGTTAGTGCTTGCGTCATTTGTTGACTTAACGTTTTCATTGCTTGGGCTGGGTTTTCAGCAGCCGCTGCAATACCACCCATACCTTTTACCAACTGTTCGCTATTGTCATAACCAACTGATGCCATTTGCGCGTATGTGCTCGCCATGTCCGATGCTGAATAGATTGTCTGTGTCGCAAAGTCTTGTAGCGAGTTTTTAACACCATCAATTTCCTTTTCAGACTTACCAATCATCCGCATATTGCCATCAAACGTCTGCCAAGCCCTTGATGAATTGTTTAATTCACCCACCATGCTAGTTATACCAGTGGTTGCCATTGAAATACCACTAGTTACGGCTTGCGCACCCAAATTACCGAGCATAAAAGCACCCGATAATTTACCTAGACCGCCAATACCTTTGCTTGTTCCACCGACTAAACGTCCTAATGCACTTTGCGCCCTGCCTAGCGTGTTCGTAAAACCATTGTCAGTCGCCGATAGCATTGCTTGTACACTATATGATTCTGCCATGTTTTCCTCCTTTCTTTTATAAGTTTGCCTGTTTAATAAGTTCTAAAAACTCTGGATCAATACCCGATGTTAGTTTTTCTTTTTCGGCTGGTTTCTCACCTTTCGCAATTGCGATTTGTTTTTCATAGTCAAAGAAATCTTCAAACTTATTAAACACTTGTTTATATTTCGGTTTCTTTTCAGTACCAACATTTTCAGTCGCACCAACTTGGTGGTTAACCCACGCTGATAAGTGAATCTGATATTGTTTGTCTACTTGTTGCAAGTTGATTGCTTTCATCAATTTCATGTATTGGCGGATAGTCATTCTGTCTAATTGGTCTTGGTCGTATATCTTGCAATAACGCATCAAGTCCAACTCTATTCCGTCAATCATTTCATCAGTTGAAACTAGTTCGCTTGCTCTAGCCCCTTCTTGAATTGCTCCGCTGTCACTTCCACTTGTTTCTTGGTAATTGAACTCGTACTTAAAAGTTCTAAAAAACCTTCAAACAATGGCTCTAAATCGTCTAGTGATTCGATGTATTCCTCAATCTCGTTAACAGTCGCTTTCTCTTTACTTTTCAATTGACCGCATAAAATCAATTCAACTAAAGTTAATGGATTTCGTGTGGTTAAACCTACATAAGCGTTTTGAATACCTAAGCCAAACTTCATACCGCTTTGGTCGATTGTGTAATTTTCGTCTAATTTCTTGATGAATTTAAGACCAGCTACAATTTCTACATCTTTACCGTTAATTTCTAAGTTCATTTTCTATCTCCTATCTGATTTTAAGTAAATAAAAAAGGCGGGATATACCCGCCCCTAAACTACGCTACTGGAACGCCTGTTACTGGTGTAGTGTCTTTAAACGCGTATTGAACCACACGTTCAATTTCTTGGCTTAAAGTTGCATAACCATCTTGTCCTTCGCCTTCCATTGAATATGTATACTCAACTTCTGTTGCGTCCTCTGCACCAAATGACTTACTACGTTCTGTTACATACCCTTCATAGTAAGTCGCTGCATATTTACCTTCGGCATTTGTTTCTGCTGAATCAAGCTCCCAGAAACCAACTTTTGCTCCTTTACGCAATGCTTCACGTAATTTTTTATCGTTCGGATCGTTCTTAGAATAAATAGCTGTCATTGACCCTTCTGTTTCTAATGCACTGGGAATGCGGATAGACCCATCTTTAGTTGCTACGCTATCTGCATCTCGTGTTTCTGTTAACTCACCTTCTGTTTGAAAAGCGATTTTAAACGCACTTGCTGTTCCTTCTTCTTCGATTAAACGAAAAAGCCAAATAACGTCAATACCTTTTTGTGCTTCTGCCATTCGTATATCTCTCCTTTTTAATAAACTTTAAATTCTACTTCTAAAATGCCATGATATAAATTGTCATTGTCATCAGCTTCACCCAATACATTTGTGTTGGAACGTACCATATCAATATATGATTGGTCTGTTTCCTTCAACTCCCTTAACGCATTTTCAACATCGAACATCAATTGTGAAATTGTGCCACGTTGTGTGTCTTTTGCGTAAAAGCGTATTGTTTGAATGACGTTTGCGAAAATCGCTGACTTATTTTTAACTGGCAATAGTTCAGTTTGTCCTAACCAAATAAACGGATATGGCGTGCCTTTAGGTGGCGCTTTCTCATACACATCACCCAACTTGTCGCATACACCATATACCGTGTTATAAATATCTTGCTGTGGACTAATCATATTCCACCTACTTCACTAAATTATGCATATCTTTATAGAATGTTTTAACTTGCTGATGAAAACTAATACCAACAAAAGGTTGTGCCGACATATACCGAGTACCAAATTCAAGGTATGGTGAATATTTTGTCTTTGGCTCAACGAAACCAGTTAGACCACCATTTTCAAAACTAATAGCGATGCTACGCTTGGTTGCCCCAGTAGGACTTATAAATCTATTCCCACTATAATGACCTTTGAATATCGCATTGTTCATCATTTTGCCTTGTAACTGTGTGGTATTGTCTTTAACAATCTCTTTGGCTTCTTTCATCTTTGACATTCTATTCAGTTTTCGCATCAACTCTTTGTCGCCACGAAACGTCATTTTAAACGCCATCAGCTTCACCAACTTCAAATACTGCATCGTGTCTGAATGTTTTCTTTCGCAACACACGATATTTAACGCCGTTGATTTCAATATGGCTAAACTCGCTTGTATAGTCGTTTTGAATACGCACCACAAGCCCTTGAGCGGTTACATTACCGAATACATTCATCTTCGTTTCATCGCCCATATCGCTTATATTTGCGTATTTAAGCGCCTTTGTTTCTATACCTTCTGACCAATCGCCATTAGGTAATCGCATTGGGTTTTCTTTTGATACAAAATAAATAGGCAGTGCGTATCTCATTTGAAACGCACCACCCTTTTAGATGTTGGAAACTCAACATTTTCATCGATGTATTGTTGGATAGTATCAGCGTAAGCCAAGAATGGATCATCATAGTTAAACTCAACTCGATGACCCTCAACTGTTTCTGACTTCATACCTTCCGACCCAATACGGTTAAAACGAACGATTGTCACTTCGTCAATGATGTACTCTAAGTCTAACAATGCCTTGTCCACAAATTGAACGTCTTTCAAAGCGGTTGCCAACCTTCGTGTAACCATTTCGTAAATCACGTCAACTTGTGGGTTATCACCAGTTAATTGTTTAACTGTATCTAGTGACATCAAATCACCTACTTATCTACACGAGTTAATTTAAAATCTTCAAAGCCTTTTTGCTTTTGAATATTCTTCTCGATTTCTTCGGCACGTTTGATAGTTAAATCAATTTCAGTGTCTTTAGCAAACTCTTTGTTTTCTTCTTTACCTTTGAATTTATAATTAGCTTTAAATTTTGCCATTTATATCACCTTACGCTACTGGAGTTTCTACTGGCGTTTCAATTGCGATTTTAATTACACCGTCTAAACGTTCTGGGAACATTGCCACACCAGACGCTAATACAGTTTGAACTACTAATGCTTCCGCAGTAGTATCGTGTACCATGCCAATGTAACCGAATTGGTCAGTAGTCATATTGAACGCTCGGTATGCTTCTGAATTTGATGCAATGTAAGCTACTTGTAAGTTTTCAGCAGCAGTCGCATAGATAGTTCCACGTTCGATTTGAGTTGAAGTGAATACTACTGTACCTGTTGCAGTTGTGTAGTAGTTTAAACCAAATTGCGTTTCTAAGGTTAACTCTTTATCAGCGTTCGCTTGTGCTACGTCTAATGGGTTAACAAAAGCTACCACTCGAACTGTATCATCTTCGAATACTGTTTCTAATTGACCCCAAGCTGTTGCTAAAGCACCTTGTAAAGTGCCTGAGCGCAAGTTATTTACCGCTTGACCAGCTTTAATAGTGGTGAATAAATCAGCACGAATGTTCTTTTGAACTTCTTTAATTAAAGCATCATCAGTAAGATTTACCGCTTCATTAGCACCGTATTTTTGGATAGATTCCATAGTAGTTACTTTACGGTATTTTTTAAGTGTGATTTCTTTAGTATCAACAGCTACTGGTGTAACTTTAGATAATGGAATCAATTCACCTTCTGGCACGTTACCGTCTGCCAAGGCGACTTGTGGCGCACCGTATAATTTAATGGTGAAACCATCTTGAACTGGAATCTGGCGGGTGATCCCTAGCGCTTCGACAAATTTGGAAAAATTTTGACCAAAGCGTGAAGTATAGTCGATTGACTTAGCTTCTAATGCTTGGAAGTTTAAAGTATCTTGTTGGTTTGTTTCTGGAAAAGTTCGTGTTGCCATATTTTATTTCTCTCCTTTTAATTTAAAATAAGTGTCGGTTTTCTTGAATCAATTTTTGACGCTCGTTTGCGTCTTTTACATTCATAATTTCATCTTTAGTCCACGCTTTGCCTACATTATTAAACTTAGCTGGTGCCTCACCAGACAATGCTTTCTTAACCGCTTGTTCAACCGCTGAATTGAACGATTCTGCAAACACCTTGATATTGTTTTGAGTGGTTTCTGCATCGTCACCGATTACAGTTTTAAGCAACTCATCATCAATATCAATGCCTTCTGATTTAAGCATGCTATCAGCTTCTTTTAAAAGACCTTGCACTGCTTCACGTTTTCTATACTCCGCTAACTCATCTTCTAGCTTTTGACGTTCGTATTTCTCTTTGTCATCGGCATTCATCTTCGCTAGCTTTTCCGCTTCTGCTACTGCGTTCGCTTTTTCTTTTTCAGCTCGAGCTAATTTCTTCTTAACGATTGCATCCACATCAGCATCAGTATATTTAAATTCTGGTTGGTTGTCGTCACCTTCATCATTTGAAGTTTCTACATTGTTTGTTTCTACATCATTAGTTTCTGCATCTTCGGCAAAGTATTGTAAATCAAATTTCATTATGTATATCTCCTTCCATACCTTTTTGAGTGAATGAATGCTTGCACTTTAACCATAGCTTTTAATGTCGTCAATGCTTGGACTTAATCATGTAATTAAAGTCAGTTAGATACTTGCATTTTTCAGCATTGGATCACGCTACCTTTCGACTTTGTTATCCATAAAACTACCTCTTTTACTTTATTTGCTCGATTACGTGCGTTCTACCCTACCCGCAACCGAGCACCGACAAAAGGGTGCATTGGCGCTGCATTCTCACCAGCACGCATATCAGTTACATTGAATATTTTTCCATTTAAAGCACCGCAAATCTTACAAGCGGTAGGCTCTGCAATGTAAACATACTTGTTAATATCGTATTCTTCAAAACTCAATCTTTGTGTCGCTGTTTGAACTCTAGCGCCTTCAGTAATTGCCAATCGTTCGCTTACGTAAGTTACTGTTTCCGTAACGTCTTTAACATACTTTCTAATATTTCTCGCTGCAACTCGTGGGTTTTCACCTTGTATCAATACCTGTCGCATAGCTTTCTCAATATCCGCATTAAACGCATCCGACTTGTTCCAAAGCCTGTCACTAAAGTGCGCACCTTGGAAATCTGATTCCAACACTGCTTTTACAGAACGCTTTAATAATTCTGGACTTGGAACGGTCATACCTAAAATACCAGCTTGTCGCTTCATTTCATTGATAGCAGTGTCGGTTAGGTATTTCTCAATCAAGCCCATTTCATCATCAGTCAACCTTGCAACATTTAAATTGATATATGCTTGCATCAATTCCAATCTGTTCGTTCGCATTGTTACGTTATATCTACGCAAACGTCTATTCGCTTCAGGACTAAAATCTCGCTCGTCTACCATTCGTTTTGCTGTGCGTTTGAAACGGTCAACGTCAAATTGTTTAATTGTCCGCTTGGCTTCGGCATAGCTAACGCTATCGACATTCGATAAGAAGGTGATTTCACGATTCAACTCATCATCAATATTGTCATAAGCGTTCATGTATATACGTTTTAATTCATCTTTATATGCTTTGTCACGAATGATTTCATCTTGGATATGTTGTTGTTCTGCGTTTCGATTGATCCAATAATTGTCTGCCATATTTAATCACCAAAATTCTGAAAGTCGTATTGTTTTTCGTCTGGTTTCTCTGATTTCAGCTTGTCGATTTCTTCTTTCGCATCGTCAATGAATGATAACTGGCTTAGTTGCGTTTCTTTACTTACGACGCCTTCAAGGTTTCTAGCATTCTCCACTTCATCACTAATGTTGCGTGGCATATTTTGTGTGAATGTATATTGAATGTTTTGCCATTCGTTTCTGTAACCTGCTGGCACGTTCGTAGGTAGATTGAATACCAATTTATACCTATCTTGCATTGCTGATTTAAACTTACGTTCTTTAGTCAATGCTAAGTTCGACATTGGTTGCAATTTAATTTCTAATGCTGTACCTGAAGCATTGCTAAACTTTTCATCGTTTACATTCGATACCATTGCTGTTTGATAGATAAGGTCCAACAACCAATTGATTGTGTTTTCTTGTGTGGTATCAGAACTTGGTTTTTCAAGAAATTCAATCGTCACTTTATCAGCACCATCACCTTCAAGGTTAATCACCCTATTTTCAAGTAATCGAGCCAAGTCGGTATCTTCAATTTCCGCACCCAAAATTGCTAAATACGCATCGGCAAAGTATTCGATATCATCAACCTTAGCTGACAAGACTTTATTTAATGCATTAATCAATGACTTCACGTTTTCAAAGATTGATTGACGTTCTGAATTTTGTAAGTATTCAACTACTGGTAGTCCACCGTAATAGTGTCTTGTTTCGTTGCTAGGCACTTCAATCGCCATATCAAATACATTGTCTTGTTTAAACGACAAGTAATCAGTGTGCGTAATCAATTCACCGTACACCCTGCCTTGTTCGTCATAGTCATAGCGAACTGCATACATTGGTTTCTTTTTGATTGTATCGTCATAAATAATGAACATACCTAAAGGTGTTTCATATACCACTTCTGTTTCTGCATTCTCATCTTGGAAGATATATTCAAATGAATGTCCATAGATAGATGCGATTTTACTTAATTCTGCTTCGTGGTCATCTAAATTGTTCCGTCTGTTAAAATCAAGAACGAATTTGTTAATTAGTTCATTTTCATGGCTTTCTTTAACTGGTTTACCCATGAAGAAACCGTTAAACGTATCCACAATGTATTTAGCCAAGTTTACCGTCAAACGATTGTCTGGCTTGTGATACGCTCTGTCTAATCTGTGCATAATACCGTAATCATTCTCGTACATTCGTTTTGATTCAAGGTATTTAGGTACATATTGCTTATGTTTATCAATCATTTCACGAAGTAACTTACCAGTCATAGCAGTGCCTTTTGGTAATATAAATTCATTCTTCACACCTTCTGGCAGCATGACGACTGATTCCCCATCGTGAAACGATATGTATTGTGTGTTCATTACACCCCTCCTTTAAATAGTTTTACTTTGATTTTGCCTTTTCGTTCGGTGAATAAGGCGTACCTAATGGAATCGAGTATGTCGTCCCATTCCTTGATAGGCTCATCTTTCACTGAATTAACTTTCCATCGGTATTGATATATTTCATCTTCAAATCTTGGAATGGTGTCTTTAACATAGAAAAGCTTGTTCTCCTTGAACGATTTGGCAACTTCTTCAATACCTGCGATAACTTCTTTCTTAGCGTGCATTGCCTTAATGCTATTTCGCTTGAAGTCAGCGATATGTTCTGGTCTAGCGGTATCACAATAGAACTTAATGTTTCCGTACTTTTCGATGAACTCTTTCGCACGCTCTACCCACCAGTCGATGTGCTTATACTGTTCAGCTATACCATCTACAATGTACGCTACACCATCATCGGTTTCGCCAATAATCACAATAGAGCCGAAGTGATCATATCCCCAGTCGACCCCCGCGTAATATCTTGCGATGTTATTAGGTGGGTTATCCACGATATGAATGTTCTTGTCAAAGTCTGCATATATCGCACCTTCTGCCACAGTCCATAACCCCAATATATCTCGGTCATAGAACTTGCCAGTTGGTGTCGCTGCTTTAATCGACTGCTTGTATCGTTCGGACAAGAAAGTGTTATCGTCTAACTTAAAATGAAAGTCGATAATCATATCGTCATCAGTATCAATATAATCTTGTTTAAGCCAGTGGTTAGGGTTGTCAGGGTTACTATCCCAAACTATCCTCGCGCCCTCTCCTGAACACCGTGAAATGATTTCTTTGAACACTTGTTCGTTGGCTAGTGAAGCTTCGTTTATATAAGCGCCATAAGCGGTGAAACCCCTAGCTCGTTTTAAACCACTGATTGAGCCTGTATAAACTTGAACAACTTTCACGCCTTTAAATACGAATGAGCCATGCTTGTCATACTTAGGCTCGAACTCGTATTTGTTATATAGTTCTTGAAGCACGTTATTCTGAATTGATGTTGATGACGTACCAGCTAATATATACATCGGCTCGTCTACACCTTGTTCATCAGCTATTCTCCTAACTCGTAACAACTCACTTATGAACGCATCGTTATTGACCACCGTCTTACCAGCACGCTTTGCACCATGTAACCCACAAATAAAGAAGTCATCATTCCAAATGCGATCTAAAACTTGCAATTGTTTCGGTGTATATAAATCGCTAATCGCCATCTCGCATCACACCTTTAACCATGTTGATATATTCGGCAATCTTGTCATCTTGTTGTTCGTTGCCACCAATCTGTGATTGTAACTTCTCAATTTCAAGGTTTAGTTTCTTGAGTTCGACATTAGTTGGATAACGTTTCAGTAGTTCCTTGCTCGCACTGATAACGTCTTTAGTGGTTGGTTTGTTCTCTAGCGTTTCAACCTTACCAGTTAAAGGGTTGATAGTTTGTTGTTCCTCTGTGAACTCCAGCCTTATGATTGAAGTTAGTACCTGTAACACTTCATCGGCGGTTGCTATCTTATGACTTTCAATTTCTTTGAGTTTGTTATCTATATATTCTTTTATCCCAACATTTCCCAACAATTTAGCAATATTATTATTTGCATAGGTCTTACTATATCCAGCATTGATAGCCGACTGATAAGCATTACCAGTGATGATGTACTCATCAGCAAACTTCTTCTGCTTCGGTGTTAGTTTTGCTATTTTCCATCACCGCCTTTCATTTCTTATAAATAATAAATAGCTGACCTTTTTACGTCATCAAATTCAAGTAGCATCAAGCCATCTTCCGAAGTCACATATCCCAGTCTCTTGTCATAGCTAGAAGGTTTTGATGGGCTCATCACTTGGTAATGTGTGATACCTGCATTAGATAAACTCTTTTCGAAATGTAAATGCCCTGTAACCAAGTATCTGCTTTCAGCTTGTCCCCATTCCTTAGCGTACTCTGACACAATCACTTCAATGATTTTATTACTTGCTTTCCTTTTATCGCCGTGGTGCATAAAGATAGCGTGATTATTTAACCAAGCGTGCTTAAATTCTGTGATAGCATCGTCAACATTTAAATCAGGATAAGTCGCTTTGATAATTTGCATTAGCATGTAATCATTCGATGGTGCGTGATTACCGGGCAAGTAAGTTAGTTTGACATTCGGACAATACTGTAGCGCCGTTTCGATAATCACTTTTAGGAACTTGGTTGCATCACTCACGGCTTTCTCAAAGTCCACAGTATCGATGTATGTACCTTTTTCAGTCGTGCCTTGAAGATTATCTACATGGATATAATCTCCACCAACAATGATTAAAATTTCTTCGTATGTGTTTTCGATAATATCCACAATTCTAGCTAGCAAGTAGCTATAATCTTCAAAGGTGTTTAAACCAAAGTGCATGTCGTAAAATGGTAAGCATAAATATTGCTCTGGCACTTCGTCTGTTAATAGCTCAATTGTTACTGGTGCGACATCCTTAATGATTTCAACCACACGATCTAAAGTGAGTTCTTTTGATTTTGGCTTAGCTGTTAACTTTGATTGATAGTTCCAATACTTATCTCCTGACCCATTAGTCATAGACCATTCGTTGGATGTGATTGTATTGATTTCAAACTCATCTGCGTTGATACCGTGTAACTCTAATAACTCGTCTTGCGTGAAAGTCCGCTTCTCATCTAATCGCTTGCGGATGAAACTGGAAATTGTGCCATCGGCTTTTTTAGTTTTCTTGTCGATTTCCGATGAACCGTTAGCATTCTGTTGCTTGATACCATCGTAGTAGTCTGAATGCCTAGCAATCATGCGCACTTGGTCATAGCCTAAATTTAACGCGTCGGCAATCTCTTGCCACGATAGACCATCTTCTTTCAGGTCTTTGATAGCTTCGCCGTATTTTTCTTTGTCCGTAATTTTTATCACCACCATAAAAAAAGCCACCCCTCAGAACGTATCTGCGCATAAAAGCGTGGGTGGTTGTTGATATTATTTTAAAAAATGGTAAAAGCCATGCAAGCATGACCTCTACCTATAAACCCGACGCTACTAAGCAATCAGGCCAGCAAATGAGCTGTTTCCTTTATTCAACGAAGGCTTTATGAAGCCAGTCTCTCAAATTACTGACAGTACCCAAACTGCCTGAGTTTAATTACTCAAAACTACCAACTAACACCGAAATGCTGTGCAAATCTACCCTCATTAGGGAAATGTTTGTTAGTAGTTTTCAATAAGCAACCCTACTCCATTATGGAACACACCGTTTCTCCCTGCCGGGCGGATATG